CAGGAATTGATATATATCTGGGTGGTGTGCACACAGCTGGGCGTAGCCATTGATACGATCTAGCATATACTCTGCCCTCGTAAAAGGATCTTTAGAAGCTGCTTTGCGTCGATGCATACCATCTTGTTTAAGCCCGGCATATCGCATTAGTAAAGTTTTTCTATTGTGTGTGGCTTTGTATTTTAGGTTTGACGTATCAATGCCGTAACTTTCTAGTTCTTGGAGATCTTCCGGCGTCATTGGGAATCCTGTTTTACTCAGGAATTCTATGCCTGTGACTTTGGTGGATCGATCTTCTATCCTGAATGTTACGCCTGATAATTCATATGCTGTGCGACAAAAAGCCTCCTCATCTAGAGGCTCGCTGCAATGAAAGAAATTGTCGTCTCCTACATTTTCCAATGCCATTGAGCCCAGGACTTCCTGGGGACTCATATTCCAAATTTTACAAAGTGTTGCGATTATGACTATTTGAAGAGTTTCAGTATTGTCCTCTGTCACAGACTCATGGCCTGTCATCAAACCTCCGAACTTCCACATAGTCCGTTTGGGACTACCTGGTTTTGCCCAGAGGTTGACTAAATGTGCCTCCATGAGTGACTGTTCCATGACATCTAACACTGAAGCAATGCGCTCGTAATCAGGATGCCATGCATAGCCTAACTTACGAATACGCGTACTGATGTTCATGATCTGTCTGGCCACAGTACTGTCATATTTTGTGCCGTCTAAAGAATAGTGATGATTAAAACGCTCAGCATCTTGATACAACCGGTTGAATGCCGACCCAGTGAGTGGCATACCAGGCTTGCCTGGACTATGCCATGGATCACGACGATCATTGATGTCGCCATTTATAATTCGCCCACGGACCTGTATGTGTACAGGAACACCCAGGATAGTTCGCAAATTGCTCAAACTTCCTCCTTGGGATGGGTCTATTTTATGGCGAGCTACTACATAAGACTTTGGGAAAACATGAACTACGCTGGGATATATTTGATCAGCGTAGAATAGGTCCACTCCGGCCTGAGCGGCCTTTTGTAGAGTGCCTGTTTTCCACATGTCTTTCTTGGTCTTTAAATGTAGTAAAGGGATCCCTGCACTGGCATTCAGATTTTTAATAATTTTCCGAAGATTTTTGGGACGTGTGGCCCAATCGCTGTTTAGCAGATTTGAGTGTGCGTATAACCGTGGATTTTGCCAATATAATGCACTGGCAATGTTATCGCGCTCCTCTTCCGTTAATGGGGTCTTAGGATCGTCTCGAGGCCCATAACGTTCCATGGACAGCCATAAGGCTTCTGCTGACGCGAGTTCAAGACCATCGATTCCTTCTGGAATGGAATCGAACAATGGATGGTGCTTGCGATTATAGCTCAAATGAATATCATGGTAAGGGTTCCCATTGAATTCGCGGACTAATTCCGTTCTATCAATAAGAGTATGAGGATCACAATCTAGTGGACTAGCTAGTAACCTAGCATGCCAATCTAGAGCTTCCTCATAACTTGACTTAACCCATTCTTGTCGACCTGTTTTAGTCAATCGAGTTCTAGCCGCAGAAAGTTTGTTCGGTACACGATAAGGCAAGAGAGGCGCCCAAGCTACTTTGACGCGTTCTCGTGTTTTGATACCATATCGCCCCATCCACCGGCTGACTTTACGCACGACCGAGATTGGAGGCTCTACCATCGCGTTGAGTGTTGAGTAGGCGTCCTTCACATGGTCCTTTGCAGTGTGCCAGCGATTGCGTGGAACTTCTGATAAAACTTTCACTTTACCAACCATTGTATGTCCAAAATCTTGCATATGTTCGGCAACATCATCTATGACTTCCTTTGCAGACTCTACCGTCAAACATGCGTACCGGTTAAAAGCATCTATCTTCTCTACACTTTTTGCCTTTACCTGTGCTACCCATGTGGTCAGAGTCATTTTGGAAGTCGCAAGAATATTCAAGAACACTGGCAAAAAGTCGGCGAACCGTAGAAAAACCCGTTGCATGACGTATACTGGTACGCCTAGTGTTGCTTTGGCAAACACGTGTGCTAAACCAGTTAATGGACCGCCTGCTCCCACCATGAACCAAATCACTGCGTGGGAAGGGTGTTTTTTGACATATGCACAAAGTTCTTCGTTTGACAATGTTTCAATCCGATCGGCCATTTCCATAAATTTTCTTGTATGCAACCAAGTCCCAAATCGATTCCAATCCTCTTCGTCTCCCTTGTACATGAGACAAGGATGGAAATCGTTGCGATTGACACCGAGGATGCGCAGATGCCGCATAAGCGCTCTACGTGAACCTCGACATTTGACAGCCTCTCTTAAGCTGGCCAAATGACAAACTTGTGCTCGAGGTAACCATTTGCCGTACCATCGCACATGGGTTGCAGTCTCGGGGTATGAACCCCAAATGCCCTGCCCTCCTATGTGTTGATAATAAAATGGGCGCAAGCCGTTGTCCGCAATATGGGTCTTTGTGCAGGCACTGTCAACTTGCATTTGTCTTCGGAATTCACGAGGCAACGTGGACGCTCTCGGCCAAGCTCCAAACTTGGCAGCTGCCTCACGTTGTTCTTCAAGTGTTTTCCAGAAAGCAAGATAGCAGTACCCATCTATGAAGGCCGACCCCCTTTTTTCTAGGAAATAATCCTGTTTTTCTTGTTGTTTTTGTAGTGAAACAACGGGTGGCTCACTTGGAAAGCCAAAATGTGCTTGGGTCTGCACAACAGGTTGTTTCTTTTCTTGATGCACCCTCCGTTCCTGGGGGTCCGGATTTTTACCGGACCTTGGCAACCGCAC